AAGTAAATGTCAATTAATATGGAACTAATGAAAAAGAAGCTCGCATCGCTTCGTGGGGAACTAAACTCGGGAGACTCAGTTTGGTTCAGGCCAGATGAGGGAGATACGGATATCCGCATCGTCCCCAGCAAGGATGGAGATCCTCTCAAGGAAATGTTCTTCCACTATAACGTAGGGGAACATCGTGGAGGGGTTCTGTGTCCAAAGCGCAACTTTGGCGAACACTGTCCGATTTGCGAGTTTGCATCTTCATTGTGGCGCGAAGGCGTCGATAAGAACGATGAAGAGAGCAAGAAGCTAGCGAAGTCGCTTTTTGTCCGTGCCCGGTTCTTTTCCCCCGTTCTCGTCCGTGGGCGCGAAGAGGACGGAATCAAGGTATACGGCTACGGCAAGCGCGCTTACGAATTGCTGCTTGGGTACATTCTGGATCCCGAGTACGGCGATATCACCGATGTCTTGGAGGGCACGGATATCGCATTGACCTACACAAAACCGACTACGCCAGGAGCCTATCCGCAGACGAGCCTAAAGATGCGTAGAAACACTTCCACTCTTCTAGAGGATACAGAAGCCATCACATCCCTCCTTGATGGTATGCCTGATTTCAACGATCTCTTTGATCGTTTGACTCCAGAACAAGTCGATGCCATCCTAGATGAGCAGCTTGCTAGTAGCGGAAGCGCAGAAGAACGTTCGAAGGAAACCACCAAGTACAGCAGTGGCAAGAGTGACGTGGACCGAGCGTTTGATGAGTTGATGGCGAATAAGTAGTCGGCTTGTGACGGCGCCGCTGGCACCCCGGTTAGTAAAATAGGGTGCCGCATTTTTAAATTAAAAGGAAGGAAATATAATGCAAGAAGAAATAAACATGCTTGAGGATATGATCGCAGCGCTCGTTGAAGCTCGTTCTGACTACAATAAGTTTTATAACGACGATAACAACAGCGCCGGTACCAGAGTGCGTAAGGCTATGCAAGAAGTGAAGACATCGGCACAGACACTGCGCCTTCATATTCAAGAAACCAAAAACAGCAGATAAACCGCGACACTGAAGGAGGCATAATGGCAAGAAAAGCCAAACAAACAAAAGTAGGTCGTGTCTCATTACAAGACCTTATGAGTCTTGTTAATAAGAAAGCCGGGCGCAACGTCGCCCACGATTTAACAGGCGAGAACCCTACTGCAGTAAAGGAATGGATTCCCACCGGATCACGCTGGTTGGATTCAATAGTTTGCAAAGGTCGAGTAGCCGGCATCCCCGTTGGGAAGATCACAGAAATAGCCGGTCTTGAAAGCACAGGCAAGTCATACCTTGCTGCACAGATAGCCGCAAACGCTCAGAAAACGGGCAAGATGATTGTTTACTTCGATTCGGAGTCTGCCATCGACCCAGACTTCTTGGAGCGAGCAGGATGCAACCTAGGCCGTTTAATGTATGTTCAGGCATCCTCTGTTGAGTTTGTACTTGAAACTGTGGAAGAGTTGCTGGGAGCCACCGAGGAACAGCTTTTGTTCATTTGGGATTCTTTAGCTCTCACCCCATCTGTATCAGATGTGGAGGGAGACTTTAACCCTCAGTCTTCGATGGCAGTGAAGGCTCGCATTCTAGCTAAGGGAATGTCGAAGTTGATCATCCCCATCGCGGACAAGCAAGCCACCTTCGTGGTTCTCAACCAGCTTAAGACTAACATTCCCAGCGGCCCCAATGCGCGTATCATTGCGATGACCACACCCTATATGACTCCGGGCGGAAAGGCGATGCACTATTCATATTCTTTGCGTATCTGGCTCACTGGCCGCAAGGCCAAGGCATCTTTCATCGAAGATGATAAGGGTTTCCGCATCGGCTCAGAAGTTAAGGTAAAACTGGAGAAGTCACGCTTTGGGACACAAGGAAGAACCTGTGCTTTCCGTATTCTATGGGGAACAGAGAATATCGGCATCCGGGATGAAGAGTCGTGGTTTGACGCTGTCAAGGGATCTAATCACCTGACTAGCGGTGGAGCATGGTACACGCTTAAAATGCCCGAAGGTTATGAAAAGAAGTTTCAGCCCTCCAAGTGGACAGAGCTGCTCCAGACTGACGAAGAATTTAAGACGAACATTTTGAAACTCATGGAACAAGAAGTAGTTCAAAAGTTTGATAAGAGAGAAGGAACAGCGGATCAATTTTACGCAGATCCCGCATAGAAAGATAGATGAAACGAGTATTGATTATTGATGCTCTCAATATGTTTTTGAGAGCCTATATTGTAGATCCCTCGCTATCCTCCAATGGAGAGCCCATTGGAGGATTTAAGGGATCGATTAAGATTTTGCAAAAGCTAGTACGCTTGACGCAGCCGACAGACATTGTAATTGTCTGGGATGGGCCCGATGGCTCACGCAAACGTCGAACCCTGGACAAAGGGTATAAAGAAGGGCGCAAGCCCATTCGTCTCAATCGCAACGTAAAGGCGCTGACGGAAGATGAAGAAATGCGGAACAAGATCTGGCAACAAACCAGAGCGATTGAGTACTTCAATGAAATGCCCATTATCCAGATAATGTTGCCCGAGGTAGAAGCCGATGACGTTATCGCCTATCTTACACAGACACCGGCCTATAAAGGCTACCAAAAGGTGATTGTCTCTAATGACAAAGACTTCTATCAGTTGTGTGATGAGGAAACACTTGTTTATCGTCCCACGAGCGATGTGGTATTTAATAAGAAGCGCATTGTAGAAGAGATTGGGGTTCACCCACGCAACATGGCGTTGGCCCGCGCTATGGTGGGAGACGTGTCCGATAATTTGCCGGGGATTAAATCCGTGGGACTTAAGAGTATTCAACGGCGCTTAGGTTTTTTAGGAGCGGACAAGGACTATACCCTGGAAGATGTGGTTACTTACTGTGAGAACGTCGATAAAAAACTTAAATTTCACATTAATATTCTGGAAGGCCAAGAAAAAATTAGCCACAATTATAGAATGATGCAGCTTTATTCTCCGATGCTTTCAGTCCAATCTAAAGACTTCATTAGGTATACTGTTGAGAATTTTGACTGTAGTTTTAGTAAGATAGAAATTTTGAAGAAAATGCGGGACGATGGCTTTGGCGAACTCAATTGGAAAGAGTTGGAGCTGCACCTAAATAAAATTAACTCTGAATGTTAATTTGCTTGACTTTCAGACAACATCTGTTATATTTAGTATAGACACTGGCGGAGCGAACATTGACTCAAAGAGATGACTTTAGTCGTTATGGGAAGGCCTTCCAAGAAGGCCTTGTTCAGATCATCTATGAAGATCGTCCTTTTGCCGATCAGATCACGGAAGTTCTAAACATAAACTTTTTAGAATTAGAGTATCTCCGTATATTCGTAGGCAAAATTCTTCACTACCGAGAGCGATACGGGACACACCCCTCACCCGAAGCCATTATCGCTATTCTTCGAACAGAACTGGACGATGAAGATGAAGTGGTGCGAACGCAAGTAAGAGATTACTTTGCGAAAATAACAACCAAAGAACTCACTGATATCTCCTACATTAAAGAGCAATCCTTAGATTTTTGTCGCAAACAAAATCTTAAAGAAGCAATGCTTAAGTCGGTAGCTCTCCTACAGACATGTTCGTTTGACGAGATATCCCAGGTGATCAATGATTCTCTTAGGCTAGGCTCTGATAATAATTTTGGTTATGATTATATAGCTGATTTTGAGCAAAGATTTGTACCCAGGCATCGCTTGCCGGTTACAACCGGCTGGCAAGAGATCGATGCTATTTGTGGTGGCGGCCTGGGAAAGAGCGAGTTAGGCGTCGTCATCGCGCCCACCGGCGCTGGCAAAACGTTCTGTCTCGTGCATCTGGGAACGCAAGCAATTAAAGAAGGAAAGGCGGTAATCCACTATACGTTGGAGCTACAAGATACCGTAATCGCAAATAGATACGATAGTTGCCTAACAGGCTATCCTCTTTCTGATATTATTAACTTCAAGGAAGAAGTATACGAAGAAATTAAAGATATTGAAGGAAGACTAATTATTAAAGAATATCCTACCAAATCTGCATCAACTAATACCATTAAATCCCACCTTACCAAGTTGTTGAAGAGAGGCATCAAGCCGGGAATGATCATTGTTGATTATGCTGATCTTTTAAGACCAGTTGTTGTGAGAAAAGAAAAGAGGAATGAATTAGAGTCTATTTATGAAGAATTACGCGCCATATCGACAGAATTTCAGTGCCCCATTTGGACCGCTTCGCAAACAAATCGTTCGGGACTTAACGCTGAGGTAATTACGATGGAGCAAATTTCTGAAGCATTTAGTAAATGTTTTGTGGCTGACTTTATTTTTTCTGTTTCTCGTACACCTGAAGATAAACAAAACAACCAAGGGAAAATGTTTATTGCTAAAAATAGAAATGGACCCGATGGAATGATTTATGAAATATTTATGGATCCTTCCAATGCGAAAATCAAGATCATGCCCAAGCCTACGAATGGAGTCAGCAGCCTTCCTTTGAATCCGGTTGCTCTTAGTGCCAGCATGCAGAAAGGTTTATTGCAAAACAAATATGAAAAATTTAGAAATAGGAAACCATAATAATGAGAACACTTGAAAATATCCGCCGATTCAGATTATCCGACGCCTTTGTGGAGCCATATAAAATTGCCGAAGTCCCATGGGGGCCTATTGGGTATATAACCTTTAAACGTAGTTACGCTCGACGACTCAGCGAGTTCGACTCTGCAGCGACGGGCACAGAAGAATGGTGGCAGACATGTCGCCGAGTAGTAGAAGGAATGTTTAACATTCAAAAGGAACATGTTGTTCGTCTAGGACTCGAATGGAACGACAGTAAAGCCCAACGAACCGCAAAGGACGCCTTTGAACGGTTATTTAAATTGAAGTGGACCCCGCCGGGCCGCGGCCTGTGGATGATGGGCACTAAATTTGTAGAGGAAAAGTCTGGCGCCGCCCTGTTTAATTGTGCGTTTAGGTCCACTAAAGAATTAGCTACTAAAGGTGGTTATCTCTTTGCTTGGATGATGGATGCGTTAATGCTAGGCGTTGGGGTTGGCTTTGATACAGTAGGAGCCGGCAGCGTGACCATCAGTGAACCCGAATATACGGGCGACACGCTAATTATTGACGACTCCAGGGAAGGGTGGGTAAACTCAGTGCACACGCTTCTCGATGGTTTCTTCTTCGGGCGCAAGGTGCCTAAGTTTGATTATTCGGCCATTCGGCCCATGGGCGCTAAGATTAGTGGATTCGGTGGCACCTCTAGCGGAGCGGATCCCTTGAAAGAGCTGCATAAAAATTTAACAGAACTTTATTCCTCTAAGTTTGGGGAGTCCATTACCTCTGTAGACATCGTAGACACAGAGAACCTTATTGGGCGATGTGTAGTGTCAGGCAACGTACGGCGCTCAGCGGCATTGGCGATGGGTGACTATGACGACAAGCGTTATTTGGAAATGAAAAACGATCAAGAGAAGCTGTATCACCACCGCTGGGGATCCAACAACTCCTTTAATGCTGTGGTAGGAATGGACTACACATGGCATGCCGGCCAGTCTCAAAAGAATGGTGAGCCCGGTTATATTTGGTTACATAACGCACAGACTCGTGGGCGCTTTAAAGATCCCGAGAGATTTGATGACATCAATGTAGCGGGCTTTAATCCGTGCAGTGAGCAGCAACTCCATGACGGAGAGTGCTGTTGCTTGGTAGAAACCTTCCCCGCTAAACATGATTCCTATGAAGATTATCTTAAAACGCTTAAGTGTGCCTATCTCTATGGCAAAACAGTCACGCTGGTGAATACTCACTGGCCCGAAACCAACGCCATGATGCTAAAAAATCGGCGCATCGGACTCTCCCAATCTGGGATCGTCCAAGCGTTTAATAAGCACGGCCGTCGTCCCATGCTAGAATGGTGCGACAAGGCATATGATCATATCCAACAGTTGGACAAGGAATATTCTGATTGGCTATGCGTGCCCAAGTCGATCCGCACCACCTCCATCAAGCCATCGGGAACTGTCTCGTTGCTAAATGGATCGACTCCTGGAATCCACTTTCCCGAGGACGAATACTACATTCGGCGAATTAGATTTTCTAGCGATTCGTCGCTTTTAAAGGATATTAAAGAGGCGGGATATAAAATTGAAAAAGACGAATACTCCCCCAACACTGTTTGTGTAGAGTTTTTGGTGCAAGAGCCTTATTTTCAGCAAGGGAAGCGGGATGTATCAATGTGGGAACAGCTTGAGATCGCCGCCCAATATCAATATTATTGGGCAGATAATGCGGTATCTGTTACCGTGACCTTTAAGGAAGAGGAGGCTTCGCAGATTAAGAGTGCGCTTGAAATGTATGAAACGCGCCTTAAAGCAGTCTCGTTCCTTAGATATCAGAAAACAGGATATAAACAAGCCCCTTATGAGGCCATCACTAAGAAAGAATACGAGAAGAGAATTAAGAATATTATACCTATTCAGCGGATTG